AGTACGCAAAATATGTTAAAAGGTAATAGTTATGACAGAAAATGACAACAAAAATTTAAACAGAGCCTCGCGTTCTGCTGACACTCGAGCTAAATCAGAAGCTCGCAAACCATGGAGCCCGCCATCAACGTTGGACGCTCCTCCTGCACCTGAAGGTTATACTTACAGGTGGATTCGAGCCGAAACTTTAGGCGTTGACGATCATAAAAATTTAACTGCAAGATTGAGCGAAGGTTTCGACCTAGTTCGAGCAGAAGAATTAGATGATTCTCAACAGGATCGTTACGATACCCTAAAGCAAGGCAGACATGCAGGAGTAGTTGCACGTGGTGGTTTGCTATTGGCCAAGATTCCAAATGAAACTCGTGAAGAGAGGAACTCCTACTATAATTCACGTGCCAAGACACAGCAAGACGCTGTAGATAACGATATGATGAAGGAATCTGACCCAAGTTCTCCGATGTTAAATCCTCAGAGATCAAGCAAAGTAACTTTTGGAGGTGGTCAACGTAGTTGATCATCAATATTTAATAGAATTATAAATTATAAGGTGACTTATTATGGCTAACAAAGATGCCCCATTTGGAGCAAGACTTGTAGGTAAATTAGGTTCTGGCGTTGCCAACGGTGGTACAACAGAATATAAAATAGCTACAGGAGCTTCGGGGAATATTTTTTCAGGCGATTTGGTTAAAATGCTTAATACTGGTACGATTTTAGTAGCAGGTGCTGGTGATGAATCAGTAGGTGTTTTTAGAGGGTGTCAGTTTACTAATAGCAGCGGTGACGTTGTTTTTAGTTCTCACTTCCCTGACGGAACCGTATCAACTGATATCGTAGCTTTTGTAGAAGATGACCCTGATGCTGTATTCGAAATTCAGAGTGCTGGTTCACCAGCTCAAACTGATGTCGGTTTGAATGCAGATATAGCTTATACTGCTGGATCTACCAAAACTGGTATGTCTGCTGTAGAACTATCTGGGACAACTGCTGCAACGACTGCAACATTTAGGATTATGGGATTCTCCTCTGATCCAGACAACACAACAACAGGCTCAGCTAATGTAAACGTTATTGTTAAATTTAACGAACATTTCTATGTCGACCCAACGGGAGTATAAATAATGGCAATTAATAGAGCACAATTAGCGAAAGAATTAGAGCCAGGTTTAAACGCCTTGTTCGGCATGGAATACAATAGATACGAAGCCCAACATACAGAGATTTATGAAAGTGAATCATCTGATAGAGCATTTGAAGAAGAAACCCTAATAGTAGGGTTCGGTAATGCAGAAGTAAAATCCGAAGGAAGCGGTGTCAGATTTGATACAGCTAACGAAGGTTATACATCTCGTTACACCCACGAAACAGTGGCTTTAGCATTTGCACTAACAGAAGAAGCAGTTGAAGATAATCTGTACGACAGGCTTGGTGCTAGATACACTAAAGCACTAGCTAGATCTATGGCTAACACAAAGCAAATCAAAGCTGCATCTGTATTGAACAACGCGTTCTCTACAACTGGTGGTGATGGTAAAGTGCTTATAGCTACAGATCATCCACTAGGCGGAGGCGGTTCATTAGCAAACAGAGCTACCACTATGGCGGATCTTAATGAAACTTCACTTGAAGATGCATTAATTAATATCTCTACATTTACGGATGATAAAGGTCTTAATATTGCTCTAAAAGGTATGAAGCTAATTATTCCACCACAATTAGTATTTGTTGCTGACAGATTATTACAAACTCCTGGAAGAGTTGGTACGTCTGACAACGACTTAAATGCTATTAAGAATACTGGTATGCTACCTGATGGTTATGTTGTAAATAACTATCTGACAGATACAGATGCTTTCTTCTTGAAAACAGACTGTCCTGACGGATTTAAGTATTTTGAAAGATCCCCAATGACAACCTCATTGGAAGGTGATTTCGATACTGGCAACATGAGATATAAGGCTAGAGAGCGTTATAGCTTTGGTTATTCAAACTTTAGAGCCGTTTACGGTTCTCAAGGAGCTTAAAGGAACGATTTATTGTAGCGTTTCTTACTCAACTACAATTACTAAGGGG